GGATTGGAAGGGACTAGGCCGTTGGCTGCGTCGCCGCCGCGTGCCCGGATCGCGCCCGCGACCGTGGACGCGCTGCGGTTGATGGTACGGGCGAAGACGAAGACGACACCGCCCGACGCACCACCCGCGCCGCCATCACCGCCCGGGACCGTGCCATCCACGCCCCCGTAGCCGCCTGAGCCACCGGGACCACCGGCGCCGCCGCCCTGGATGAGCGACGAACCCGAAACCGCCTCGACGACGGCTCGACGTAGGCGGGCAAGCATGCTGGGGGTCGTGCTAGAGCGTCCCCCTGCTCCGCCCCCCCCAGAGCCTGTGCCACCGGCGCCGCTGATCCCGGTGCTCAAACCACCAGCCGCAACGGTAGCGGAAGCCCCGGTTGTCCCCGGCTGCGGGGAGCCTGGATTTCCGCCGATGCCGCCAGTACCGCCCGCAACTCCGCCGCCGAGCGTGCCCGCGACGAGCGCGGCACCGGGCGTTTTTCCGGTCACGGTCGCAATGGCCCGCCCGATATAGCCCGACGTCAGGCCGGAGATGTCGAGCACGCCCTTCACGAACAGCCGGTATCCGGCCGTATCGAGGACGGCCGAGCCCGAGAGCGTGACGTTGTTGTAGTAGGTGTCGCGCGTGAGCGTGGTGGTGCCGGACGATGCGACGAGGTTGCCGTCCGAGCCGTCGCCGAAGTAGGCCAGATCCGTCGCTTGCCCCTCGGTGGGGGCGAAGGCCAGGACGGTCTCCTTCGTGCTCGCCGGGCTCATCACGACGTCGGTGGCCGTGCCAGCCTGGGCCTGCGCCGTGGTGGCAAAGAGGCTGCCGTCGAGCAGCCGACGCTTCGCACCGTTGATCCACGCAAAGAGCCCGGCCGTGCCGCGCCCCCAGGCCTGCCCCTCCCCGGGCGAGGCCGGATCACTGGCAAGCCCCGGAAGCGTGAGGCCGGCATTGAACGCCTGAACGCCCGTGAAGGGGGTCGAGCCGTCCTTCTTGGCGAAGCTCGTGGTATCGACCGAGCCCGCCGCGGCCTGCGCCTGATCCCGGTAGGTCTCGGCCGTGTCGCGATAGCCCTGCGCGAGGTCGCGCGCGGTCTCTGCGGCGGTGCGCGCGTCCGCAGACGCGGTGACATCGGCCGCCGTCGCGAGCCGGTCGGCGGCGGTCGCGAGGCGATCAAGCTGGGTCGCGGCCGCGTCGGCGTCCGCCGCGCTCGCCGACGCGATCACGTCCTGCGCGATGGCGTTGATCTGCCCGAGCAGCACCAAGAGGTCGGAGATCGTGCCGAGGCTCGCGATCAGCCCATCGACCTCGGCTTGCGTGTAGGCGCCGACCTGGTGCGCCGTGACCCCGTGCGGGTTCTCGCGGTCGTTGGCGTGGCGCCCGAGCGTGAGGCCGTTGAGGTTGAGCTTGTCGAAGGCCCCGCGCAGGTTGTCGCCGGTGCCGTCGTCGTCGTAGGTGCCGGTGTTGACGACCTCCGGGTCGATCGGGTCGGCGGCCATGGGCATCCTCAATCGGTGTAGGTGACGGGGCCGGAGACCGGCAGGAAGCCGGGCTCGATCGGGATGTCGTCGAGGGGGGCCGTGATGCGGTGGCGCCGCTCGCCGGTGGCGCGGGAGACCGCCTCGTCGAGCCAGGAGCGGGAGAACACGCCCGAGCCGTCGGGCCGGCCGGGCTCGGCGAGATCCGCGAAGGCCGCCGCGACCTCGGCCTCGACCGAGGTGCGCACATCGAGCGTGTCGGGGGTGAGCCCCTGGATCTCGACCGGGATCGGCAGCGGCAGCGGCGCCACCGCGTAGGCGCGGGCCGTGACCGGGCGGCGCACGGGATCGGAGATGTAGCCCTGTACCCGCGCGACCTGCGCGGCTGTCGGGATGCCGTTTTCCTGATCCGTGACCGTGAAGCACACCCAGACCGAGCGGGCGTCGTTCGAGAACGAGTCGACCCATACCCGGTCGATCTGCGCCAGCGCCTCGCGGGCCCAGGTCTCCCAATCGGGGCCCGAGCCGCCCTGCGCGAGGCGGCGCTTGCGCGCGAGCACCCGGGCGCGGAAGGCCTCCAGCGGCTCCTCGTCGGCGCCATCGACGAGGCCGGCCTCGACGATGGCTTCCGCGTCCATCCCGGTCGGCGGATCGCCGACGAGGCTGAGGGCGGCGCCCGCATCGAGGTTGCCGCGGACACCGGCCGTGTCGGCCTGCACGGCCAAGCTGACGCTCGCCGTGGTGGCGGTCGCCCCGATCAGGGTGGTGTAGGTCACCCCGTCGGCGCGCACGTACTGGAGGCCCGCTGGGATCACGGTGTAGGGCAGGGCCTGCACGGTGATCGCCCCTTGCGCCGCGCGGGCCGGGTCGATCGCGAGCCCCAGCTCGTAGCCGTGCCGGATCAGCCACGCGCGCTCGGCGGTGGCGACGAACATCTGCCGGAACAGCCAGGCCCGGCGCTGCTCCTGCTCGAAGCCGAGCAGCGCCAGAACCTTGGCGAACACCGTGAAGGTGTTGGCCCAGACGCTGGCGATCGCGCCGGGGATGGCTTGGGTGAAGAAGCCGCGCGCCTGGGCACTGAGCGTGGCGAGCGAGCGGATTTCATAGCCCGCCATCGGCGCGCCTCCAGAGGATGTCGAAGCGGGGGGCGTAGACCTCGCGGCCGTCGCGCCCGTAGAGGCCGACCGCGAGGCCGAGGCGGCCCGCGGCCTTGTCGACCGTGGCGGCCGTGCGGATGGTGACGACGGCGCCCTGGCCGAGGAGGGGCTGGAGCGCGCGCTCGGCCTCGGCCGCGACCTCGAGCGCGGTGAGGTCGGTGAGTTCGTGGCGGCGGTAGAGCCAGAGCTTGGAGCCGAGCGGGGCCTCGCCCGCGGCCGCGTCGATGTCGAAGCCGTCGCCGACCCAGCCGCGCCGGTCGCCCCGGTGCTCGTCGCGCAGCTCGTAGGGCTCGGCGCGGGCGTCGGAGAACAGGAGCAGCACCACCGCGGAAGCGAGCGGGTTGGCGGCCTTGAGCCCGCCTGCGGGCCCGTCGGCCGGCTCCGCCACCAGCGCGAAGTCGCCCGAGGTGCCGGTCCAGACGATGTCCGGCGGCAGCACCTCGACGCCCGCGTCGGCGAGCGGCGTGAGCGTGATCTGCATGGATAGGTGTCCCGGCGCGCTGCGCGTGCGAGCGCCGCGCGGGCGCTCAGGTGACGGCGAAGACTTTCGAGGAGGGGCCGGCCTGCGTCATCACCGCGGAGCCGCCCTCGCCGCCGAGATCGATCCGGCCGGCCGTGACGACGATCGTCATGCCGTCGACCTTCACCGTCACCTTGTCCGTGCCGGTGATCTCGATGGTCTTGCCCGTCATCTTCTGCGGGCGCTTGCCGGCGTCGTGCCAGACGCCGTCCTCGCCGAGCATCCGGGTCGCGTTCCCCGTGGCGTCGTACAGGACGGTCTGACCCTCCTTCAGGTCGCGGGGGCGCTTGTCCTGGTGCTCGAGGCCCAGGAAAGCGACCAGCGCGCGCTCGCCCGACCCCGCGATGCCGATGCCGTGCGAGCCCTTGGGCGCGTGCGAGGCCAGCCCGTGCTGGCGCACGATGTGGACCTTGTCGAGCTCCTCGCCGGCGAAGCCGTAGCCCTTGCCGGTCTGTAGCTCGCCCCTGTCGTTGGTCTCCGTGAGCTCGGCCCGGAAGAGGTTGGTTCTCATTCCTCGCCCTGCTCCTCAAGCGCATCGCCGGGATCGAAGGCCCCGTCGCTCTTGCCGGCCGCGGCCTTGCCGCCCTGTGCCTTCGGATCGACGAAGGTGAGGAAGGCCTGCGTCCCGCCGTCGTCCCCCTGGCGGAAGTTGACCGTCGAGAGCAGGTAGTCGCCGTCGATGTCCTCGGGGTCGTTGACGATCGCCATGAGGCGCCCGGGCTCCCAGAGGAGGCCGGCAGCATCCCGCCAGGTCGAGACCCGCACCGTGATCGTGGTGCCGTAGGCCGCCCGCCTGAGCCGTTCCCAGCGCAGGCGCTTCTTGAATTCCTTCTTCGTCCAGTCGCCCTCGGGGATCACGAGGAGCGGCCGGTTGCGGGTCACCGACTTATCGGTTTCCCGCTCCTCCTGCCGGAGGTTGTCCTTACCCGTGCCGGTGGCGCGCTGGCCGCGGCCGACGATGGGCGAGAACTTCTGGTCGGTGCGGAGCTTGACGCTCATGTTCTCGACGGGCGCTTCGCCCAGCACCAGCGCGCCCGCGTGCCGCTTGGTGCCGGCCCGGGTGATGTTGATCGAGCCGTCGGGCTGGCCGGCGAGCATCGCACCGATGCGGCGGGCCTCGCGCTCGATCGTCTGGAAGATCGTGTCGCCGGGCTGGCGCTGGATCTTGGGCAGCTTCTTGAGCGTGATGTCGGCCTTGAAGCCGCAGCGCACCTCGTCGAGTTCGCGCGCCGCCTCCAGGAGGGTCTTGTTCTCGAAGCGCCCGGTCTTGTGCTTGACCGGGTGGCAGTCGATCGCATCGGCCGCCTTGGACTTGCCGTCGATGGTGACCTTCTTCGTGGCACCCTTGCCGTCGTACTCGGCCGCGTAACCGCCGGTGTAGCCCGCGCAGAGGAGATCCCCGCCGCCCGGGCGGGCCGCGTCTCCGCCCGCCCTCGGGGCGGTCCGGATCTCGACCTCCTTGGCATGGCGCAGGCGCTTGGCCTCGGCCGACCAGCTCGGGTTCGAGGCGCCCAGCGTGAACGAGATCTCGGCCGACTCCATCGAGCGATCGACGGAGACGTCCTGCCAGCCGCGCAAGCCGTAGCCATCGACGAGGAGGGTGACGATCTCCTCGACGAAGAGCATGGCGGACCTCAGGCTTTCGGTGCGACCGCCTCCAGGGTGGTCGGCATGAAGAGGGGGGTGCCGCAGCGGTTGCGCGACACGAGTTCGGGGGCGCGCGCCGGGTCGCCGTAGAGGGCGAAGGCCAGCGCGGTCGAGGGCACCGAGCGCTGGAGATCGACCCGCACGATCGGCTGCAGGGTGACGGCTTGCTCGACGAGGTGGCGGGTGCATTCGCGCGCCACCGTCGAGAGCACGCCGAGCACCACCTGCCCGAGGCGCTGGCCGACCCGCTCGGCCGCGGCCTCGTAGGCCTGGTCGATGCGCCCCCGCGCCTCGCTCGCCCCGCGCTGGTCGGAGAACCCCGTGCGGGCCTCGGCGAGGAACGCCTCGCCGAGGGCCGCCACCTCGACCGCGGTGGCGAGCGCGGCGGCGAGCCCGTACTGGCGGATGAGCGCGGGCGAGCGCGTCGCGGGGATGCAGGCCGAGGCCCGCGCGGCCGCGGCGTAGAGGGCGGGCGCGGCGTCGGCCGGCTCGGCCGCGCGGGCGGCGGCCTGGAGCGCGGCGGTGAGCGCGTGGGCAAGCGCCGCCACATCCCGGGCGCCGCGCACCCGCGGGGCGTAGAGGTCGGCGACGTTGCGGGCGGCGCGCGCCGTGGCGATCGCGGTCGCGGCCGGCAGCGGGGTCGCGGCCGCGAAGGCCGCCACGACGTCGGCGAGCGCGGCGGCCGAAGCGGCCGCACCCGCCAGCACGCCGCTCGGAGGGGGCACCATGGGACCTCGCACGGCGGTTCGGAGGGGTCAGAGCGGCAGGTCGAGGGGGAGGTCGAGCGGGAGATCGAGCGCCTCGGCCACGAGGCCGGAGACCCCGCCCACCCCGTCGAGGAGGTCGGCCGCCACGTTCATCAGGGCGCCGGCCGCGAGGGCCGGCAGCGCGTCGAGCACGCCCGCCGCGATCCGGTCGCCGATCGGCAGCGCCGGGAAGCTCGCCCCGTCGCTGCCGGCCTCGACGAAGTCGAGGTCGATCGCGACGTAGCCGAGCTTGTCCCGTTGCCAGGAGGGCCCGCAGCCGGTGCAGCGCACCTGATGCCCGCCGAAGAACGGCAGGACCAGGGTGGCGGCCCCGGGCGTGCCGCAGGCCGCGAGCAGCGCCTGACAGGCCGCGTCCGCGTTGTCGGCGGCGATGTAGGCCCGGATCCGGAACTCGCGGGGCAGGCGCCCCATGTCCTCGGTCCCGTGCTGTTCCGCCTTCACGTACTGGTGGACGGCGACCCGGCGGCCCGTCTTCGGGATCGCCTCCTCATCGACCCGGAAGGCCGCGCCCCGGAACGAGGCGGGCCGGAGCACGCGCCAGTCGCGCATCGGTGTGGCCTCCTAAGGGGCTAGCGGTTCCCGGGCGGCGCGGCCGCGCCCGGCATGGTGGCCGCCCCCGGCCGGGCGCCGGACGAGGCGAGCGGCATGGATGCGACGACCTGCTTAGCCTCGGCGCGGGCGGTCGCCTTCACCCACTCGGCGTCGACCGTGACGGTGACGTGGGTGTTGTTGTCGACCGTCACCGTCGCCTCGCCCGACACCGGCGGGATCTGGTCGATCCGCGCCGTGATCTGGTCCGGCTTGACCGTGGCCTCCAGCGGCTGGCCGCCGTTGGCCGCGGTCGCCGAGGAGGCGGCCGCCTTGTCGAGGGTGTTGGCGAGCGCGCCC